TGAGGTCGTCTTCGTCTAACTCGGTCGGCTCTTCCTCTTCTATTACGGGATTGAATAAATTCTCGTAGCGTTTCTTAAAGTCGTTTGAATAGGTAATGTAATTATTCACCGCACCGAAGACTTCGTTAATTGACAACTCATTAAACACCTCTTTACGTTCGTTTAGTTTGTAGGTATAAGGTTCAAAAACAAGGTTGCCCCACTCGTCACTTTTCCAGCGCTTGTAAAGAATGGATAGAATCAGTGTAAAATTCTCGGCTAAATTGGTGGTATAATATTCTAGATCAATAAACTCACCCAACGAGAGCGCGTCCAACGGCTTTAATCTAAAACCTTTAACCAATTCTTTTGGCTTATTGGACGGCTCACGCTTTATGAACTGAACTTTACTCGCAAGGTCAAGCATTTCTTCGGGGTCAAGGTCTTCCAACTCTTCGGGGTCTGTATCGGAGAGGATTGAAAGAGCCTCAATAGTTTGCAGGAATACGCTGTTAAATTCTGTCGGGTCAATGGTACTTAATTCTACCCACTGATTAACCGTTACTTGAGTCCAGTTCTTCGGTAGATTCATCAACTTTTTTTTCTGCTATTTTAGTAATCTTCGAAAGTATTTCCATAATGTACGGAAATGCAATTTCTGCACTTTGTTTCTTCATTAAGTTGACCTTAAACTTTAGATGTGCAGGTGCGTAGTGTTCGGTTCTGGTTAGGTCGGTACGTTTAAATAGAATCGCAAGTGTTTGAGCGCAAAAGTCATCGGCTTGGCTGCGGTAAATTCGTTCTAATAGTCCGAGGTCTTTCACACCAATTGACTCACTCGCTTGGTAGGTATATTTGTCAATGACTAACTCGGTCACTTTGTCGCCACTTGGTACTTCCGACTTGTTGAATAGCTTAATGTATTGCGCGAACTCTTCAAGTTCCATATTGTCAAAGGCTTTGTCAGGTACACCCAAGTAAATAAATTTCTCAATCCACTTTTCAATGGTGTCTAACTCTTGGTTATTCTCGATTTTGTTGAGTTCGTCAAATTGTTGAACGGTTAGTTCGTTTAGGTTGTTGGGAATTTCCACCCCGTACATTTGTATCATTGCTTAGATTTTAACCAAAGGTATAAAAATTATGTTTAAAAATTAACCAAAACATTTTAAGTGTACTTATTAAGTCAATGGAAGGACTCCCGACTTATAAAATCACAATAGACGAAGCGTATAATGACGGTACCGAGCCGCTTGGTGTTGATGCAATAGCATTCACCGCAAACCCTGCCGTATTGGTTAAGGGCGTAGCTTTTAAGTCACAAGCAAAAAGCCATTTCGCAGACGAAAAAAAATACCGCATCACCGCACCTGCAATGATACCAATGGACATCTACCGCAGAGATGACGAGATGGGCGAGTATTATGTGCAATTTTCCGAGACCGAAATTGATACGATCTTTAAAGACTTTATGCT